ATACAGTGATGTCAGAACCGAATGCTCGCGCATTCAATCCTTTTCACTTATTGTATCTATCTCCCTACGAACCGAGATTCGTTGAGGGGGGCCCGAATTCCATCTTCTCATTTAGAAGATTGAAATATTGGGTTAGTTACGATGGATCATATAAGTTGGAAAGCAACTCAAGGAACCATGTGAGGAGGTTTCTTAAAACCTATGCAAACTTTAACACATTTTGTGTTGAAAGTATAGTACGTGCTTCGCGCTCTCAGATTGAGAGACTTGAAGTCATAATCCACGGAATTATGGCTGGGATTCACTTAGCTGGTTTCAGACTAAGAGTTTCCTCAATCCGTCGATTAATAGCTCGAATTTACCGAAAAGTAATTTCAGATCGTTTTGAAGTGAATTATATCGGGAAAGAATGGAAAGAATTTTCCAACTTTCTATTCGTTAAAGCATCCGGTCTTGAAACACTTGAGAGTCCAGTTCTGAACTCTCGAAATATGTTCAGATCGTTATATGTGCAGATTTGCTCCGCTTATTCAAGTTGGGGCAAGTCCTTCCCGCTTGATCCTTTAGACAAAAGGTCAATAGAGAAGTTAGCACAACTTTGTCAAACCCGCTTCCTACCGTCGGCAGGAGCTTATGGGATTAAAAATTCTATCAATAAGTTTATCTCGACGACCAAATCGGTCTTCAAGATTGATAGAGTTACAAATCAAACTATATATAGCGCTGCCAGTATGGTAGCTGACTATATAAGCAGATTGAATGGGTCCGTTTGGCCCTATTCAGCTGGTCATATCTCTCTCGCCAGTTCTGGCGATATTGATATACCGTCTGCTAAAGGTGGCAGAGCCGCCAAGATTCATGAAGATGTAAGCACTCTGCTGGAATCAGTACCAACAGAGAACAAAATCATGAATCTGCCTTTTGATCTACAGTTAAAAGATATCGCTGGTGTACCACGTTGGAGAACGTGGTGCAGGCCAAATCCAGTGATCGCACCCCCAAACGCCAAGTTCGGTGAAGTCGTCTCCTCGTACGGGGAGGGATTCATCCTTCTTGATCGTAGATGGGGTTGTGATGAGGCACTTGGGTCTCAAATCTTTGCTATAGCATTGTTAAAGGCTAAGGAATGGGGAATCTTCAACGACGAGTTCGAACTGAACCCGGAGTTTCCACCAATTCCGTCTCGTGTAATCATTTGCCCAGAAACGGGACTGAAAGCGAGGACTGTAACCATTACCAAATGGTGGTCTATAGTCCTTCAGCAACCGTTAGGTCACTTCCTACGGGAAACACTTTCAGTTCACCCATTCGCAAAGGATGGGTTGACTAATGATGATCAAGCAAGACAGTACATCAGTCGCCTAGGGAACCTTAGGTATTCTGATGACTGGTCTAGTTATTCTCTTTTGTCTTCTGACTTGGCTGAAGCAACGGATGCTATCCCACATGAAACCGCGTACGCGTTGTTGGGACCGTTATTAGAGAAAGCTAGATTGATTGGAGGTCTAAAATATGTTCCCCAGCATTGGGAGGATTACGTTGTAAATCCTGAGGAGGTTGCTTCTGGAAGCACCCCTCGAACAAGTTCTAGACTTGTTCCAAACAAAATTGAAGGTAGCCCCTTCGATAACGGTTACGCCAAATTAGCATTGCTAATTGGGTGTTCCCCTAGGCAATTCACCTATGGGAAACTCACATGGACCTCAAATCGAGGTATCATGATGGGTGAGCCGTTAGCAAAAGGTATTCTTACTCTTTTGAACCTCGCAGCCGAAGAGCTCGCCTTCTACGACTATTGTGTCGAGTCGGGAGTCCCCGCAATGGGCGGTTGGTCTGGAGTTCATAAAGATATAGAAAGATTTCCCATCTTTGTTACATCTTGGCGCTGTGCCGTGGTCGTTGGTGACGATCACGCTGCCTACGGCCCTGATTCTTACCTTAGTAAGATCACCGAGAATCACAAAGCATGGGGAAGTATATTATCAACTGATAAGCATGGCCGTGGCAGTATTGTCAGGCTATGTGAGGAGGTGATCATCAAACCACACAAACGTATGGTTTCATCTGCCTATCCTCATGCCTCTTCATACGAAGAGTCACTTGTCATTGATTCAATTAAACTCAGATTATTGGTTCTGTGCCACCGAACGCGTGACCCAGATCAAGATTCCAACCCTGCCATAGGGAAAGGAATCGCCATGTCTGAGAAGTTATCTTATCTAACCTCGCCCCGCCGTACGCGTGAGTGGAAACTCACCGTAGTGCGTGTGTTTGTTCACAACTATTGGAAGAAATTACCAACAGGAGTAAACTTACATCATATGTACCTCCCAAAAGCATTGGGTGGACTAGGGCTTGGAGTAGATCTTGATGACATACGAAGCCATGTTGAGCAATCGGGTTATTTTACTCGATCGGTCCTCTACGTGGTTTCGAATCAAGATAAGGTTGGAGACACAGCAATTAGGAAGTTGAAGCATATGCTTACTTCTCTTAATTCGGTCCAGAGAGCCTCTCACGGCCACTCGTTCCCTTCAATCTTATCTGACATGATTACTGAAATGGACTGGGGTCCAGCATGTGAAGTGCTAGACATCCCAGCGCCGCGTACCGTTCGGATACGTGACGAACCATCCTACTTTTCCGGTAGGAGAATCCATAATTCAGTAATAAAACAAAGCGGTTTTCAATGTGAAAAAGACGTGTTAAAGGCCCTCGCACGAGGGGCTGCTTTCAACGAAATTTTCACAAAGAACGCTGAAATTGTGTCATATCGCCCTGCACCAATACTGGCCAGGATGAACGCCGTACTAGCGTTCATTGATGAACAAATGTGCATCAGTGATTTTGACACTGCATCGCTTCAACCTCTTAAGTCAAATCCTTTCGAGCTTCACGTACCAGAAAACCTGGACGAGTTGATCGATCGGTTTACAATTGACCAAGAGATTGCCCTAACCTTCGATGGGATCCCACCGATGGAGGTAGATGCAATACAGCTTGATGAATCCATCCCTTTCAACGAAGGTGATGTGATGCATTTCAAGCAATGCCGATTGGAGAAAACTTTCTACGAGATGGTTGAGAAGGGACTTCCGTCCCTTCGACTACCGCGTCTCATGGAAACTACTCGAACCGCCCCAAAAACTTGGGGTTGCTATAACCATGTGAGGTCTCTTTACGCAAAGACGACCTGGTTTAAGCTGGTTGAGTAGGTCATTCATCTGAATGACGATCTCCCACTCTTTAACGACCATCGGATTGGTCGCTGAATACCATCGTGCTCACAGATACTCGCCACTATTGAGTGGAGTTCTATGTGTAGATGCACAATAGACTACCTGGGGTTCCCAGGGTGTCTATCATGTCTGACATCACAACGTCATCAGTCACTCGGC